TTGGTAGTGTACTGGTTTTGGTTTACTGTAAAATCTGCTACTGTTTGATTTGTGCAGAATATTTTATCTCTAAAAATTAATGTACTACCTTCTGTAATTTCTAAAGTATAAAAAGTATCTTCTACCAAAGTAAAAGTATTGCTGTACTGGTAATAGTAATCTACTTCTGTAAAACTTGTAGATGTTTGGCTAAACACTTCTTTGTTTGTGCTTTCGTTGTTTATCTTAATTGTATAAGTATTTCCTGAAGTATATGTTCTTGGAATAAAACTAAATGTTTGGCTACTACCTGAACTTTGTAAAACTATCATATATATACAATAAAAGTAGTTCTATTTTGTTAAATAAAAAAAGGGTAACACTATTGCTACCCTTCCATAAAACAAAAAAATCAAATTCTAACTGTTTGTGCCTTCTGTTACTGTTACTGTACCAGTTTGTCCTGCAAATGGATTTGCAGAAGTTGCACCTTCTAAAAAGTTAGCAGGTTTTAGTTCTTGTGCTGTTAGTGTAAGTGTGTAACCACTTAAATCACCCATAGCTGCACCAGTAACTATTGTACCACCTGAAACATCTGCACCATGTTCTAAGCCCATCATAAAGGCATTACCATTATAATCTTCTACAACCACATGTGGCCTGCCAAAAGATAATAATTTTAACTCTTTATGGTCTTGTACTGTTAGTTTTTTTAGTGTAAGATTTAGTGTTTGCTCGAAAAAAGTTGTACCATTTTCTCTAGAACTTGTAATAGTTTGTTCAAAACTACTGTTACCCTTTACTTCATAGTTAAAACAAGTAACATCTCCTAAACTATCTATTACATCTGTATCTGTACTATCAAAAGTTGTTGTTATTGATCCAAAATCAAAAAAGTACACCCCTTTAATACCACCAACTACATCCTTACATGGTTCTTTTCTACCCCTTGTTAAATTACATGCCATAATTCCTAAAAATTTTTTTTATTATAAGTTATTGATAATCAGGCAGTTAAGCATAAACCTAACTACCCTTTTATCATTCGTTAATTAGTATTCTAGGTGTACTGAACACAATCAGAACCCACTCCAAATTGACATCCTGCCTGAAATCTCATGATAAATCTAACATTTTGTGAACCATCTATATCACTCATGTCAATTACTTTAACTTCATTCAAGTCATTTAGTAAAGAAGTACCAAAGAAAAAGTTGCTTTTTTGTCCTGCAACCATTTCGTTAGTTCCTAAACCTTGTGCATGTGAAATTTTAATGCCATCAAAGAAACTAGGTGTAATAGCTTGGTTGTTTCCTTTATCCTCGTAACCTGCTGCACCTAATCCTGATGCTCCAAAACCACCTAAACTACGTATGTAGCTTCTGTAAACATTTGTTGCTACCCATATAGTAGTATCTTCTTGGCCATAAACAGCACTAGGAATTGCATCTGCAACTTTACCTAATTCAGTAATAACATTAGAAGCTGTTACATCTGTTGCAACAACATCAACTACATCACTGTCAGCAGCAAGTAGTGCTTTGAATCCATCAAATTGTCCTGCTGTACCATTTACTCCTGCCCATATATTAGTTTCCATTCTCTGAGCTACTTTAGCTGAGAAATGTCCTATAATAAAATCTGCAAAAGATTTTGGTAACTCTCTACCTAAACCACCTAAACCAACTTCTGCAGCTTGCCATGTGTTTAAGAAATCTTTTTTACATACAGTAACATTTACCATAAAATCTTCTAGTGTTAATGTTCTTTCAGATAATGTTAAAGTTGAACTATCTGAATAATCACATGCACCATTTTTTACGATGTCATTACTGCTTACTTTTTGCATAATTTGCTTATGCACTATATTAGGTAAAATTGTAATTGTTTCTTCACCTAAAGTTTTTCCAGAAAGTAGTGCAGCAGAAATGTACTTGCCTGCAAATTCACCACTATATGAAGTTGTAATACTTGTTGCCATTTTTTAAATTATTATATATTATTAATTCTTCTCATAACTCTATCAAAAGTTGTTTCTGATCTTCTGCTCATAAATACAGGTTCAGTTTTTACTTCTTCTTCAGGGTTATGTTTTACCTTTTCAACTGCTGAAAGTTCTTCTTTTTCTTCAATGGGTTTATCTTCAGCACTCATTTCTTCCTCTTTGTGTTTACCCATTTTATCTATCATTCCTTTGATTTCTTCAATGTCCTTTTTAAGAGATGCTAGTTCTTCTTTAGTTGCATACTGCATTTCTTCTTTTTTATCTTCTTCAAGATTTTCTTGTACTTCTTGTACAACTTCTTTGTTTTCCATATTATCAGTATTTAAATTTTCTTCACTAGCTTCTTCTTTAGGTTCTTCTTCTTTTTCACCAATAGAAGCTATAATTCCTTCTTCTTTTATTATTAATCTTTCTCCATCTTCTAAAGTATATTCACCAACTGGTAAAGCTACTTTTTCATCTTCTGTTACAATAAACACTTCACTACCTGCTTCAAAGTTTTCACTTTCTATTACAGTACCATTTTCTAATGTTGCTTGTTCTAGTTTTACTTCTTCTACTTTAGCTTCAATGTTTAACAGTTCTTTGATTTTTCCTAACATATTATCTGCCTTCATAATATTACAATAAAATTTGGTTTTGTTTGTTGTATTTTTAACTTGTACCTGTAACTGATCCTATACCTTGTGCTTGAAAACTGCCATCACAGCACTTTCTAGAATAGGTTTTACCATCAGGGCATAAACAAGCTCTTTTACCATCTGTATTACAAGGTTTGTATTCATCTATATATAGTGTTCTCATTTTTTGGGGCTTTTAGGGTGTTTAGCAGGTAATAAATCAAAATCACCTGTATACTTTGGGTTTTGTGGCCTACCATTTTTAAGTAAATATAAAAAGGCATTTACTCTTGCAAAACTCCATTGGCTTGCACTTTTAACTCTTGGGCTATGAGAAACATTAAATGCACCTAGCCCTCTTTGGAAAACTGCTTTTAGTGTTCCCACGTTTGCACCATACCCTAGTTTCTTTTTATATCTTTCGTTAAATTCTGATGCTTTTGTTCTAAGTGTTTCTTCATCCTGTTTAGATACTTTTGCACCCCTACTTGTAGATGCATCACCTTTTGCTGTACCCTCACCTTTTGGTTTGGGGTTTGGTGTACTTGATTTTGGGGCTTTAGGGCTTTTTCTTATACCACCTCTTGGGCCAGTTTCAGCTAACATTTCAAGTTCTTTTAGTTTGCTTTCACTCCATCTTAAACCTGCTTTACCACCCCAAAGTAAATAACTTATAGTACCACATGCTTCTGTATTACCTTCATCATAGTATTCACCTGCCCTAGATAAAAAGCTATACATTCTTTTAACAGTTTCTATACTTATAGGTTTACCTTGTGCTAATTGTGATGCCCTTATTTTTCCTACTTGGGTTGCACATTTATTATTTACTTTTGCATTTAGATCAATACCTCTTTGTGCATTGTTTTTTACTGCATTTGGGTAATCACTATAACTTTCAAATTCTATTCTTTTACCCTTCTTTAATCTTTTGTCTTTTTTTATTATTGCTTTTACTTGGCCTAGTAAAAATTCTGCTTCTTCTTCTTGTATTTGTTCTAACTTGTTTGGTTCGTTTGGCCTTTCTAATTTGTCTGCAAAATACCCTTCTATAGAAAACCCTTTTACTTTACCTGTTTTTATATAGTTGTTCCAAATATCATCATTTAAAACTTTCATTGATAACATCCATGTACCGAGAGGTACTTCCATATCATACAATCTACTTTTGTCTTTTTCTAAATCTTCTACTATCCATGTTTCAACTGCTGTTAAACCTTCAAGGGGTACTTTATGTTCAAGTGTAGATTTTTTACTGTTACCTCTTATAAAAAAAAGTTCACTTGCTTTTCTTACTGTATCCCTACTAAAATATATATAGTAAGGTACATCATCTTTAGTTCTTAAAATAGGTTTGTTAGGTACAAGTGCTGCACCCATAATTATACGTTTTTCTTTATCTACTTCTGCAAACTTGTATTCTTGTGATTTAAGTGCTATAAAATCTTCTTCTATTGCAGGGTTTTCTACTAAACTTACTGCATCAATACCACTTACTTCATCTTCTTCATCTATAAAAAGTTCTATTATATCCATACTATAACAATAATTATTTATGTGTTTTGTTACCCAATACTAGCAGTTTCTATTATATTCCTATCTAAACTTTGTGCATTGCTTACATCACTACTTACTACAAATGCTTTTACTGGTTTTTGTTCTCTACCATTTATAGCTTCTGCAAGTTGGTTAGTATCTGATGCACCTACTACATTAAATGCAGGGGGTGTTGCACTTGTTGGTGCTGCTGTAGAACCCCTACCTCCACCTACACTTATACCACCACCACCAGTATTAGGTGTTTTAACACTTGTTATTTGCCTTACAGTTTGTAAACCACTTGCAAGTATAGATGCTGCACTTATTGCTTTTTGTATACTACCTAAAGGTTCTGGTATAGTAGTTGGGGTTTTTAATACTTCTGTAAAACCTAAATAAGAATTTATAATAGCTTGTGCAATCGCTGCTGCTTTACCTGCTGCTGAATTTTCACCTAATAATTGTGAAACCTGTCCAAGTGTGTTTGCTGTTACAGCTAGTTTTTGTTTTGCTAATAATTCTTCTCGTGCCTGTTCTTGTTTAGCTTCTTTATCTTTGGCATCTTGTATTTTAGCACCAAAAAAACTAATTACCCCTGCTTTTTGTTCTTCTGTAGCATTTAGATTATCTAATTCTTGTAGTTTTCTTGCTTGTTCTAATTCTAACTTTTCACTTTCAAGTATAGCTTCTTCATCTTCTTTTTTTAATCTAAATTCTTCTTGTACTTTATCTATAGCATCTAACCTTGTAAGTTCATCAGCTTTCTCTTTTTCTATCTTTGCCTGCAATTTTGCATCCTCTGCTTTTTGTTCTGCTTCTTCTTTGGTTCTTATAGCTTTTCTTTCAGCTTGTTCTTCTCGTAGTGCTGTAGTAATTTGTGCAGTAACTGCTCTTTGTTTTCTTAACCTTGCTGTTTCAAGGTTTGTAAGTTCTGCTTTTAATCTTGCTTCTTCATCTAAATCTTCTTTAGAACTTTCACTTAATTTGTTTTCTTCTACTTTTAAATTCAATCTTATTTCAGCAGCTTTTATTTCTTCATTTGTAATTTCTTCATCTATTTTAGCTGCTTCTTCTAAAAATTTTATTCTTTCTTTTGCTGTAAAGTTTTCTCTATCTGCTGATTTTTCTAATAACGATGCTCTTTTTCTATTTGCTTCTGCTCTATCTACAGTTAGCTGTCTTTCTATTTTTGTTAGTTCAGCTTGTTGGTCAGATAAATCCCCCTGTATCTTTATTTCTTTTTTTGTTTCTTCACCAAAGTTTTTTATTCTATCTGTAGCTTCATCAAAACTTTTAGTCATCAATTCAAAATCACCAGTAACTAAACCAAACAAAGAAGTACCTAATGAAAAGAATATATCAGTTACGTTACCTGCAACTACACCTATTTGTTTTAGAAGTTTTTGTACCCTGTTAAATCCTGCTTCACTATTCTGTAGGTTGGCAACAAGTGTACCTATAGCAACAACAAATGCACCTATACCTGTTGCTATCAATGCAATCCTAAATGCTTTTGTAGAAGCAGTCGCAGCTTTTATACCACCTGATAATGCTCTAAACTTTGTAACAGCACCACCAGTTACTCCATCTACTGCACCACCATAACTAACCATTTCTTTACTCGCTTCTTTGGTAGCTTTAGTTTGGTTTACTTGTGCTTTATTTACCTTATCAATACCTTGTTTTAAATCCTTTAGGTCTTTCTTGGCTGCACCTTCTTGTATGTCTACCTGTATTATTGCTTTTTGTGCCATATATTTAATTTAACTTGTTTATAACCTTCTTTAAAAGTTGTAGGTAAATTATGCTTACCAAGTGCTATATAAGTATACTTACCTATTTTCTTTTCTTGCTTTGCTATTTCTAACATATCTAATATGTGTTCTATCATATTCTAAATATTGTTGTATCAGCCCTTACTAATGTTGTATCTGCTGTTACAAAATCTTGATCTACTGTTTTAACTACATCAGATATTACATTATCTGTAGGTACTCTATTATTACCAACTTCATTTAATAATTCTAAATTGCTTAAACCTGTTTCAAAATTTGTTACTATTTTGTTTATTTTGTACGATGTGTTAAAAATAATTATTCTATCGTTTAGTTGTAAATTCAACAAAATACTCATAGGTAGATATGCCTTGAATTTAAATATTCTTCTAGTATCATCAAATACTTCTGTTATGTAGTTTTTGTAATATGTACTAAATAATGAAGTATCAGCATTTGTAAAAGTATATTCATTTTTCTCTGCACCCCAATGTATTGATTGTGTTGTATTTGTTGTTGGATCAGATAAGTTAGAAGGCACATAGTATGAAGTAATAGATGTTACACTACCACCACTAGAAGGTAAAACACCTATAGCTGTACCACTTGTAATTTTGTGTGCATAAAAAAGTAGAGGTTTAGTAAGTAAACTTTCTTGATCCCTGTTTACACTCCATCCCCATTGTACATCTGTTGTTGCACCCCCATTAGAATTTAGTATTCTTTCAAACTTCATGTGTTCAAATGGTAGTTCTATTTTGTATTCTTTATTAGTGCTTTCTTCTATTAAGCTATGTTGTAAATGCCCCCAATTAATACCATTCCTTTCATTATGAAAAGCTGTAAAAAATGTTTCGTTTCCCTGATATTTAAATTCTATATTATCGTATGGTATGGGTAGTGTTACTTCAGAATCAGTTACATCTAAATGTTCTGTTATATCATGCCTCCTTGTGCTTGAACTATAGAAATCATCTAATGGTTGTACTTTAATTTCATCACCACTTTTAAAAGATGTAAGGTTAAACATTTTAAAAATAGATGTTAAAAAATCTATACATTTAATATCAGGCATTTGGTCTTTTATAACTATTTGTGTAGTTGCATTTGTTGTAAATGTATTTACAGCACTTGCATAGTTACCACCTGAATCATTACTATCAAATATTGCCATTGTAACAGTAAATGTAGCTGATTGTGTACTGCTTAAAAATATGTGATAACTCGCACCTTTTTGTAATTCTTTTTGATCAGATAGTTTTATAACCCTATCTGTACCCACACTTGTAATATCTTGTTCAAAAAATATACTTCTACTACCTATTACTGCTTGTCTTATTTGTATTGTGTATTTTACACTTGAACTTGTAACAATATCTAACACCATAAACCTGCTACCCCTGTAATTATTTATGTTACTATATTGTGAACCTGTAACAAAAAAACCACCACCATTTTTTGCATTAGGATCACCTTTTAGTTTTACCATTTTATTGTAATCCTTGCCATCAAAAGTAGAAAATACACTTCGCCAAGATGAATTATAAAGTGCAGCTACAGGGGGTGCATCACTATCTATTATAGAACCCTTTTCTTTTTGCATCCACAAATACAAGTTGTAGTAAGCTGCATTTGTATTAACAAAAAAATCATTACTAAATTTTATATTAAATTGTTTTTGTATTGCTAAAATAATTGCATGTACTCTTAAAGCAGGTTTTAACTGGTCAAATACTAAACCATGTGAATTACTACCTACATATAAGTTTTTAGTTCCTGCTGTATCATCACCACTATTATATATTAATCTATCTGTATGTGTTATAATTGGATATATAAAAGTATCAGGTACTTCTTCACCATGTACATTATAATCTATACCATCCTGCATAGTAGCTATAACAGTACTTCCATCATAGGTTTGGCCATCGTTTATTATTGTTAAATCTGCTAGTTTTAAATCACCAAATAAATCTTTTATTTCTAATATATCACCAAAGAAAGTTATTCGATAGTTTTTAGGTTCGTTGTTTACCATCTGTACACTATCGTATTTTACAAAACCTGTTTTAAATGGTTGGTGGTTTAAAAATAAAACTGCTTCTTTTCTTTCTTTGGGCCTGAAATCTTGTACAGATACTTCAGGGTTGTAAAAATGTTTAAAAACCTTGTTATTTGTTTTTGAGGCAGGTACGTTAAATGTTCTTGTAAAATCTGTAAATACTTTTTGTATATCAAGAATATCTTGTAATGTTTGTGTAAGTGTAACACTTTCATTATCATGCAATTCAATTTGATTGCCTTCAATAAATAACTGAAGTTGTAGTTTCATCTAACATTATTTATAAG